ACCTTTCACGACATGACGCAGACCGTCAGCGGTCGTTGGACACAACACTCGGTTATCGGAGGAAAGCCGGAATCAGAATATTTAGGACCCGGTCAGCGGAGTATCAGTCTTCCTATCTTTCTTTCCGTGATGCACGGCGTAAAGCCGAGAAGCACAATTGAAAAGATGGAGCAGGCGGCAGAGAACGGGACACCGTTCTCTTTTGTTGTCGGCGGGAAAAAAGTAGGGGATAACCAGTGGGTTATCAGCAGCATAAGTGAAAGCTGGGGAGATATTATCAAAGACGGAAAGCTTGTATCTGCAAATCTTACCCTTACACTTTCCGAATATGTATAGGAGGTGGCAAAACATGGATCCCTATATCGACATCGAAAGTGACGGCTTTACGCCGGAAGAATTTGCAGACATAAAGCTGTGTCTCGAAACACTTTTGTCTGTGCAGGAAGGAACGCAACCTCTGGACAGAAATTTTGGAATCAATCTTGACGATGTAGCGGGTTACCCGATCAACGTCGCACAGAATATGCTTGCTTTGGAGATCATCGAAAAAGTAGGCATCTATGAACCGAGGGTCGAGGTTTCATCCGTAGATTTTGAATCCAATACGGACGGGCAGATCATACCACATATTTACTTTATTAAGGCGGAGGTGTAGCGCATGGAAAATATAACAGAAAGTTTTCCGGACATCAGTTTCATTGACGATTGTACCGTTGATGATGTTCTTACCCAAATGATTAACGATTATCAGACGAAATACAAGGAACTTACCGGAAAGGAAGCGTCGCTTGCAAAGGCGAACCCGTACCGGCTCATTATGTATGCCTGCACCGTTCAAATTTATCAGGCAATGCAGTATGCGGATTACGCAGGGAAGATGAGTTTTCTTAAATACGCCAACGGGGATTACCTGGACAATCTCGCAGCACTTCGGGGCGTGAAGCGCACGGAAGCTACTGCTGCCACTACGGTTTTGCAATTTTCCCTTGATGCGGCAATCGCGTCAGCGGTATCCATCCCGGCAGGATGCAGAGCGACAAATGGGAACGGCGTTTATTTTGCAACAGATAAATATGCAGAGATTCCTGCAGGAGAGACAACGGTATCTGTGTCCGCCACATGTACCGATGAAGGAAGCTACGGAAATGATTTTGCAGCAGGAGAGTTCAATGTCGTAGTAAATACACTCCCTTATGTCGTTTCAGTTACCAACACGGAAACGACATCCGGGGGCGCAGACCGGGAGGACGACGATTCCCTTAAGAACCGTATTTTCAGCGCGCAGGATGCATATTCCACCGCAGGTCCGAAGGGCGCGTATGAATACTTTGTTTTGAATGCAGACCCGACGATCAGCAACGTGGTTGTCGATGCACCGGATGACCAACCGGGAACCGTAAATATTTATTTTATCTGCGACAATGGAGAACTTCCGAGTGACACTCTGATTCAGAAAGTCAGCGACTACCTGAATGACCGCGATGTCCGTCCGCTTACCGATCATGTGCTTGTCAAGACTCCGGAAACAGCGACCTACGACATCGACATAACCTATTATATTCCATCGAGCATGAAGTCCGCTGTGTCTGTGATCCAGTCAGACGTGGATACGGCTGTGTCTATCTACAACACATGGCAGACGGAAAAGATCGGAAGAGACATCAATCCATCCTACCTGATTCAGAAGGTTATGGAAGCGGGGGCAAAGCGCGTCGAGGTTACCAGTCCTTCTTTTACTGTTATGGATAACTTTACCGTGGCAAGGACCGGAACGGTAAGTGTAACATACGGAGGTGTTGAGGATGATTAAACTGTACGACAGTAACATTACCGACATTCTCCCGGAAGCCCTTGCCTCGGATCCGAATGTGATCGCGGTTGGCTATGCCATACAGCAGGGCGTGCGCAGGCTGGTTGAATATTGCCAGAATATCAGCGTATATGCAACCATTAGCAGCGCTCCGGATGATGTCCTTGATATGCTCGCGGTCGAACTTAATACACAATATTACGATGACACTCTGGACATCGAGACGAAGCGCAAGCTTGTGGCAAACACGCTGATATGGTATTCAAAGTCCGGAACTCCGGCAGCAGTAGAGGAACTTGTGAGTACCGTATTCGGCGAGGGAGAAGTCGAGGAATGGTTTCATTATGGCGGCAATCCATATTATTTCAAGATCAATACAAATGCGCTGCTTACAGAGGATATGATTACACAATTTTCTGACATGATCCAGTATGTCAAAAATGCGCGTAGTCGTATTGACGCAATCGAAGTATGCAGAGATTTACATCAGGATGTTCATGCTTGCGTATCATGCATATCGCAGTATAAGCCTCCTGCCATCAAGGAAAGTTAGTATATACAAAATAACATAAAGGAGGTAACACAAATGCCACAACCATTTGATAATGCGGTCATGACAAATGAAGGTGCAAGCCTTCTGAACAAAGCGCAGTTAGGAAAAGCCTTTATCGAGTTCACGCGCGTGGCTACCGGCAGCGGGACCTATTCAGAGGATGAACGCACGGTTGAAGCGCTGCAGGAAAGAACCGGGCTTAAAGATCAGCGCAACGCCTATCCGATCTCTTCCGCAGAAATCAATACGAAGTACAGCGTGAAGATCAGCGCCCTTATTTCCAATCAGGATCCCGTGACCGGAGAGACGCTTATTACCGATGGCTATTACATCAATGAAATCGGTCTTTTCGCAAAACCAAAAGACGGGGATGATTCCGAGGAGGTTCTTTACAGTATTGCTGTAACTTCCGGAGATCACGGAGACTTCATGCCAGCATACAACGGTTCCAGTCCGGCGCAGATCACGCAGGAATATTATGCGACTGTAAATAATTCATCCGAAATCACGATCAAAACCGCAGGAGCAGCACTCCTCGCCGAGGATGCAAATATCATCCGCGATGACACTACGAATGAAAGGTATAAGCTTGGAGTTGATAATGGTCTGCTCTATGTTGAGAAAATTGGAAATGATACCGATTAGGAAAAAATTAGGAGGAAAAAAATAATGGGAAGTAAAATGTATATCGCAGACAAAGAAACTCTGGATGTGGTACATCAGGATACGCAGGAGATCAAGGAGGTTATTGAAAGGGCAAAGATAGGCGGAATCCCACCGGTAGCCGGAAAACTTCGGGTTTATCCATCAAACGGATCGGTAAAAATTTATATGACACCGCCGGATGACACCGTGATTGACGATCAGGAACTGTGCCGGGTAGGCGGTGTCATGATCCGGCGGAGTACAGATACATACCCAACGTCACCAGACGAGGGTGATCTTGTACTTAACCTTACGCGGGATGAAATGGATAGATACTCCGTCAGCGCCTACATCGACAGCGGGCTTGTGAATGACACGACCTACTACTATGCAGCATTTTCCTATTCTGACCATGGCGTATATAATTTGTCTGATACGACCAGAAAAAAAGCAAAGCCGTCGACGTATGCAAAGGTTACCGTCACTTTTACGGCAAAGGAAGCCGTCGGATGTACGATCACAGCAAAGCGCGGGGCGACAGCAATCTCTGAAAAGGTAGGAGAAGATCAGAAAGCGACCATCGAGCTGACTTCGGTCGGCACATGGAAGGTTGGAGGCGTAAAAGTTCAGGTAGAGGATATGGGAGAAGAAATCGCAATCACCGAGGACATTTACGGGTACACATGGGATATCGGCGAATCTGATCCAGAGAGCGCGATTGATTACCCGGAAGGGGTAACGAACGACGGATTTTCGGGCGTTCCCGTATGCGGAGCAGATGCGGCAATTTCCCTCGGCGACTGGAAGGATTTCTTTGACAACTTCGTAAAGGCGAGACCGGTCATGCTGAATTTTGACGGCACGGTTGCAGCAGAGCTGAACCATGACGATCAGACGAAAAATATCGACGGAACCACATCCGATGTTTCAAACACGGCAAAGACAATGAACGCTATGGTCGAGTTTCCGAAGCGGTACTTTAAGCGGTACACGGATTCAGAGGGAAAGTTCCAGTTCCGGGCATCACAGATGAAGCTGGAGGATAATTACAAGTGCTTCAACTGGTTGTACGGAGACACGGAGGAATCGGCGTTTGAGAATGACTTCATTTACCTTCCGATGTTCGAGGGTTCGTCTGTATCATCCAAGGTCCGCAGCATCGCCGGACAGACACCGATGAATACGCAGACGGGAGCTACCGAGTGGACGCAGATTCAGGCACTCGGCGAAGGATGGATCTTCGACGACTGGGCGGACGAGGTAATGATTACCGACTATATGTTTATGATGGGCAAGTCCACGAACGTGCAGACGCACTGGGGCAACGGTCATTACTCCGGCGGATCATCAGCAAGCAACCTGCTTGCAACCGGCGGCTTAAAGGACAAGGGCGCATTCTACGGCGGTACCGGCAACTCATACATGAAATTCATGTGGCTGGAGAATTACTTCGGTGATCGGTGGACAAGAAGTTTTGGTGTTTGGTACATCAACAGCGTGCTTTACATTAAAATGTTTCCTCCGTACACGACGGACGGGGATGTTACGAATTACAAGAATCTTGGAAGGGGAATCGGCGGCACATCAGGAGGATATATATCCGATGCGACCTATGATGAAAACGGAATGGTGCCCAAGACCGCCAGCGGTTCAGAGACAACATACTGGCCGGATGGATGCTGGTTTGCAAGCGGAACAATGTTCCTGCTCTGGGGCGGCTGTTGCTACAACGGTCTCCGTGTGGGGGCTGCTTTCTACGTGTACGATCCGTTCTCGCTCTCGAATTGGGGCTTCGGCCCGTCGCCTGCTTATAAATGCCCTAAGGCGGCGTAGCCGCTGGGGGGACTGGGGGATCGCCCCAGTTAATTTACATGTAACAATAAATTAGATTTTGGAAAGGAAATGTGTCTTTCTACTGATAGGGGCTTTCAAAAGCGAATCCGGGCCTTCCTGATCTGGGGCGGCAATTGCAACAACGGTCTCCATGTGGGGGCTGCTTTCAACGTGAACAATCCGTTCTCGAACTCGAATTGGAACATCGGCCCGTCGCCAGCTTATCATTAACATGGGGCATTAACCAAATGCTTTTGATTGTCCTACCCCGCAGGGCGTTGAAACACGCCTACCGGAAACGGAACTAGGGGAAATTATGCCGGCTGTGTCTGTAAAGTCACGGTGTCAAGGGAAGGGGTTAGTAGCGCAAGCGAAAGTTCTTTAGGTAATAAGCAGTAAATGGCACAGCGAAGCTGTGAAAACATATAAAAACCTTTATGAGAATATGCTGGACATCAATCTTATTAAGGGTGCAATCGACAAGGCCTCTGAAAACAAGCGCAAAAGGCGTGATGTGCAGGAGGTTTTGTCGAATAAGGACCATTATGCAGAGATTGTTCAGCAGATGCTCAGAGACCATTCTTATGTTCCGCCAACGTATGAACTTCACACAATAAGGGAGGGGTCGAAACATAAGGAAAGGGAGATCGAAAAGCCGCATTTCAAATACGACCAAATTATACAGCATGTTTTAATTACGCAGCTGGAGCCGATTATTATGAAGAGCCTGCACCCATACGCACACGGATCTCTGAAAAACCGAGGAACATTGCAGTCGGCTAAAGCTATCAGTAAATGGATCAGGAATGATCCGAAGGGAACCAGATATTGTCTGCAGATGGATGTCCACCATTGTTACCCGTCGGTCGATCAGGAAATCCTGATCGAAAGATATCACCGGATTATCAAAGACGAGGACTTCAATATTGAAAACGATAAGATCATCCGGTCAAGTCCAAAAGGGCTTGCGCTCGGAGCGCCGACAAGCGTATGGCACGAACATTTTCTGTTCACGCCGTTCGATCACTGGTTGTCAGAGCAGGACGGCGTGGCTCATAACATACGGCATATGGATGATGTTGTCGTATTTGGTCCCAATAAAAGGAAACTGCACAAAGTAGAAAGGGGATGCATCGAGTACAT